GATTGCCGATGTAATTGAGTAGGCACGACAGAACGCGCCGACCACACCTCGCTTCGATAGCGGGTCTTCCTGCTTTGCCACCTCACGTTTCACCGCTTCCGACTGTCGTGAGGAGGTAGGCCATTGAGAAACATCGCGCCAATCGGCGTACATACCGAGATACTTATCCACCTTGAGCGGGTCGCCGGATTGCTCATCGAAAACGAACTCGCCGTTCGACGGGCAGGAAGCCCAATACATCATGCGATTGGCTTCATAGGTGGAATCGTCAAAATAGTCCATGCCGATTTGCTTTGCGACCATCCTCATAGCTGCGGGATACTCGTCCTCGCTGACCTCATGGTCGAAAAGAATGACGATGCGGAAGCGCGGCGTTTCGGGTGTGTGGCTATGTGTGGAATAGAGAAAATAGGTAACGCCGTCGAGTGCCGTGCGGACGATGTTTTGGAAATCCGCATCGGCGGGTACACTGTCTGCGTCGAGCAAGCCCAATGTGCGAAAGGTCACGTTCCCGTTTTTGCGGATTCCGTCCTTCAGCCAGCCACCGACCAGACCGCCGATGTCCTTGAGCTCACCGCGCTGTGCTTTTGACAGCTTCGGGTATTCCTCCGCCGTTTCAGAGGTGCGGATGGGATTACGGTTACGGTCGGTGATATATGCCCATTCCAGCTCCTTGTTCTTATATTTCTTGTCCGTCCTGCGATTGCAGACAGATATTTTAACCAGCATTGCAGACACCTCCTGTAGCCTGAACTATTTCTCGTTCTCTCATTTCAATTTTTTCTTTAAGTTCGCGGAGCGGCCCTTTCCAGAAGGGCTTCACAAAGACTTTTCTTCCGTCGGCAAAATTACGCCAATGTCCTATAACGTACCAAACAAGGGCATGGCGGGTGAAGGTCTTGGACTCGCCATACATAGCAGCGTTCATTTCATCACTGTTGATAACGTGCACCTTGATGTACTTTACGCGATTCTTACGTTTGCCTGTCCGCGTGGGTACATCAGTAGTGTCCGGCGCTGTTCTTGGGTGGCGAAACACCTCACGCATGGTCGGGTGCAGGAGAGCAATCTGAATTCCGTACCACGTTTCCAAAAAGGCTATGGCCATTTGCGCTACCTGCTGCATAGTTACAGTTTCCTTGGCCTGCTGAATGTATTTTTCGGGCAAGCCATGATAAGCCATTCCACTGAACAGGATACTGTCTACGCCTTTTACCACATGAAAAGGAATAAAAGAATATGCACCGTTGATAGGGTCGTTGACGATAGCGCCAACTGTAACCGGCTCGTCAATCTCAGCCAAACGAAGCCGTTCTGCATAGTCTGAGAAAATGACTACTCTGTAAGACACGACCTTGCCGTTACTACAGCATTCGGTTTCGTCGATAACGATTCTGCAATCCAAAAGCGGAATCGTACCTGCAAAAAAGAGGTCAGATGGGATAGAGACGTTTTCGGTGCTCTTTTCCCACAAGTGAATAAGCCGACTATCTTCATCGCCAGTCAGCTTTATTACATCGCTGGGGCGTGATGCGATTATACGGTTCCACACCTGTTGGCTCATTTCTTCTGACACCACCTGTAGCTTCACGTCGTTCATAGCGGAATTTTTAGGAGTTATTCCGTTAATGCTTCTGATTTCATTGACCAGTTTTGCTTGCTCCTTATAACCCACACCCTTAGGAGCGGTAGCGAGACCCTCTGCAACAAACTGCCAGAAGTCCTCATCTGTCATTTCCTCTAAAGCGGATTTGAATTTTGCATATTCTTCTCTGGACAGGACTTGCGTCATATTGACAATCAAGCATTCCTGAACTTCCTGCCTGTTATAAGTGCTGTTCATTCTGTTACCTCCTCGCATTCTTCGGTAAAGTATCGCAGGCGGTAGCTTTTCCACTTTGCCCGCTTGATTTCGGCTTCCATGCCGGATGAGATGTTGCAGCCGAATACCCAGACCTCCGAGCACTTGCTCATCAGGGCATTTCCGAAAAAAAGCCCCAGCTCGCGCTCCTTCGGATTGTCGTCATTCAGAAACTGCGGAAATAGCAGATGCGGTGCGATGGGTATGTAGCCCTTGTCCACAGCATATCTGCTGTAACGCCGCGCCGCCGAGATATTACCTTCCACATCACCCGAAAACGGTGAACAGATATACACGATAGGTCGGAAGGCACGAAGCGCACGTTCCTCTTTTTCAATCATTGTCATAGCTTCAAAGGCGGTAGGGTCGTAATAGCCCTCGCTGTTGAATTTGTTTATACTCAATGGGAACACTCCTTTCACGACGAGCTTCTTGTCCGTCTCTACTACCCACTGGAAAAAAGAAGCCCCGTCGTACAAAAATCCTCTAATCTTTTTTATAAAAATCTGTCTCGTAGCCATCGGCGCGTAGCAGTAAGCCCTCTGCCCACGGCGGAGTTCTGCCCATTTGCTCACAAACAGCACTAAGCGACATACGCAGGTCAGCCTCAATAACAAGCTCATCGTGTATGTGCATGACAATGGAGCAGCAGCGTAGTGTCTTCATGGCATAGCAGAGAACGTCGCGGGAAATCGCCTGAACGATATTTTCAACGAGCTTCGGACCGTAGGAGTCAAGCCGCTCCCATTTCTTTGTGCCGCCGACGCCTTCGTAGGTGATGCAATGCCCACCGAACTGGTTTTCACCGATGCGTGGCTTTACATAGGCGAGCTGTCTGCCGGACGGGAGCACGATAAACAGCATCGCACTCTGGCAGTAGAACTTGATGCCGTGAGTGACGCTGATGCGTTTGTCCCGAACTGCCTCCGTAGCAGCGCGGTCAACATCCCACCAGAACTGCACAATGTGTGGATTTGCCTGCCGCCACGCTGTAACCATCGGCTGAAGCTCATCTTCAGTCAAGCCAATATCAAGAGCGCCCATTGCCTTGAGCGCACCAACTGAGCCGCCATAACCGAGCGCGAGTTCTGCAATTTTGCCTTTCTGCCGTAGGTGACCGTTAATGCCATGCTTCTCGACAGGCACCTTGAACATCTGTGATGCGGACGCGCAGTAAATGTCACCGCCGCCCTCAAACACATCCTGTCGCCATTTTTCTCCGGCAAGCCATGCGATGACACGGGCTTCGATGGCACTGAAGTCGGAAACGATGAACTTTGCACCATCTCTCGGTATAAAAGCAGTGCGTATAAGCTGAGATAGTGTATCCGGCACATCCTCGTAGAGCATTTCAAGAGCATCAAAGTCGCCGACACGAACAATGCTTCGGGCTTCAGCCAAATCCTCCAGATGGTTTTGAGGTAGGTTTTGCATCTGGATGAGCCGACCTGCCCAGCGGCCTGTGCGATTCGCGCCGTAGAATTGAAACATCCCACGAGCGCGACCGTCGGCACAGACCGCGTTTTCCATCGTCTGATACTTTTTCACTGATGATTTCGCAAGCTGCTGCCTGAGTAGAAGCACATCTGAGAGTTCAGGCGGTGCTGTTTTTAGTAGCTCCACGACTGCTTTTTTGCCGAGTGTGTCAGTCTCCATACCGTTGTCGGCAAGCCACTGCTTCATCTGCTGTACTGAGTTGGGATTATCAAGCTCGGTAATGTGCTTCATAGCAGCAGTGAGTTCGGAGCGGGAGCGACCGTCTATTTCAATGGCTTCTTGTACCAGCTCCATATCCAAAGCAACACCTCGGTCGTTTATCTCTTGGTCGAGGTGATATTCGTCCCAAATGGACTCTGGTACTGGAAACTTGGCAAGCCGCGCCTGTATAGAAATTTCTGCCTCCACATCGCGGATATTGTATTTTTTAAACGCCGCCCACTTGTCCGGAGCGTGATATGGATAATTTCGGATTCGTTCACCGTTAGCTTTTGTGGGCGTACATGGCTGACAGAAGTATTTGATGAGGTCTTTGCCTTCGGTGAGCTTCTGCTTATCCAGCTTGAGCACTGCGCCGACGCCCTCCAGCGAAAGCGGCAAGCCCATCGTCGCCGCCCAGACCATAGAGCAGTGCCATGAAGCAGGATCAATGTACTCGCCAGCCTGCAGCCCAATAAATCGCGAGAGGCAGACCCTCTCGAAGCTGGCGTTGAACGCCCACTTTGTCACAGCCTCATCGGTGAGAGCGGCAATAACATCGGCAGGTATCTTCTCACCGCAGGCAAGGTCAATAACCTGCACAGCACCACCGTCCACAGAATAACCGAACAGCAATATTTCAAAATCCGGCGCTTCGACATAGCGGTAAACGCCTGACTTGGCAAGGCTCGCGCTGGAAAATGTCTCAATATCTATACTGAGTGATTTCATTTCGTCCTCCTAAACGGACAGGGCGGCATTGAACAAGTCGCCGCCGCCCTGAATTCTTTTAGTTGTTGTCCTGCTATTTGACAGCTATTTTCTCTTTATGCGCCTTGACCTTTTTGCAGATGTAGGTAACCAACTGGTAAATCCAGTATCCAAAAGACCAGCTCATCAAGCCGACAAGTGCTCCGAAAGCTCCGCATACAACAAAGTGCTTTGCAAATTCGTAGAATTCCATATCAGCACCTCATCAGTTCAAGAACTCGTCGTCATCGTCAGTGGCGAAGTCGGACTCAGCACTTACCTTACTGCCGAGAGGCTCACCGTCGCGCACCTTCTGAAGGTTGTTGAGACCGCAGGCGATGCCCTTGTTGCCGTTGCTGTTAAAGGCATAGAAGCTGATGCTGGCTCTGCCATACACGCCGGAATACACCTCGGAGCGGGTCAGAATCGGATTGCGGTCAGCATCAACGATACCGGGAGCAGTCGCTGAATTGGCGTTGATGAAGTAGCTATTCACATAAGCCTCGTCATCAGGGCGCTCCGAATCACCATCACGAAGGGGCGTCTTGAGTGCAGCCATCGGGGGGATGGACTTTCCGTTGCCCTTGAGCTTGGACTCACCCTCATGGTAGGCGGCTTCAATTGCTGCTTTAACTTTTGCGACCGTCTTGGTATCGGACTTCGGGATGATGAGGCTGACCGAGAACTTCGGAGTGCCGCCGTTGATAGACTTTGCCTCCCAGACGTTAGCGTAAGACCAGCGGGTTTCAGGACCAGTGATAACCTTCATCGGGTTGTTTACCTTGTTTGTGTTGTTATTCATAATCGTTTTCCTCCATAAAATCATTTTTGGCTGTGTTCATCGCCGGACGCTTATCGATCTCCGGGACAAGTGTGGGTTTACCCTGCGGTTTTTCGATATACGCCGCGAGGAGTTCTTCAAAGCGGGATTTGCCGAGCAGCTTCTGCATGGCGGTGACGCCGAGCACCTTGCGCTCGTAAGGGTCAAAGCCAGCGTCAGTGACAGCACCGGCGACCGCTGTTTCGTTTGTGTATTTGCGGTTGGAGCGACCTTCGACCAGTTTCCAGCCGTTCCATTCCTTACCGCTGATAGCCTGTTGCAGTGCGTAGTCCTTGATATCCGATGCCCATGCGACGAGGTCATCAACGCGGGAGAGAATTTCTTCGACCTCCTCATCTGTCAGCAGAGGAGGCGGCTTGAAGTCATAGCGGGCAAGCTCCATGTTTGCGTCAGCTCTGGCGCGGCAGTCATGCTTTGCCTTGCAAAAGCCGCACCATTCACCGCAGAGAAAGTTACCATCACCGGCGAAGGCAAGGTCGGCTTTGGGCTTGAGCACTTCGTCCGCCCAGCGGTAGAGCTCGTCCTTAGAGAGCTCGTAAATGCTGACATTGTCCCGGCGCGGCTGATAGATGGTCATGCGAACGGCGTCAATGTCGTAGGTGCCGTCGAAAAGCTCCAGCGCACCGAGGGCATAGCACTGCATCTGCGGGTTTTCTTCCGCGCTCACGAGAACGCCCAGACCATGCTTGTAATCGATGATCTGCAAGGTGCCGTCTGCGATGATGATGCAGTCGGCTGTACCGAAGCCGGACTCTACCCAGCGGGAGAAATCCACACGCTGCTCAATCAGGACGACAGGGTCAGCGCAGGTCTTCTTTGCGGCTTCCACCTGTTCGAGAACGTAGATGGCATAACCGCTTGCGCAGTCGCTCATTTCCTCGTTGAACCATGTGAGGTTCTCGGTCGGGTCGGTCGCTTCCTTACCCAGCGCCTGACGTAGCTTGTATTCACAAAGCTCGTGAGCATCAGTGCCTTCGGCAGCGTAATCGCTGCCCTTATCGCCGTAGCTCTCGCAGAGCCGAGCGGACGGCGGACAGTGCAGCCAGCGGTCGGAGCTTGAGGCGGAGAGAATGGCGTGTCCTTTAGGTGGCATTGTTCAATCCCTCCACATCTGCAAGCAGCGCCTTATAATTTGCCGGATCAACGCCCGATAGCTTGTCGGCACCGTACTTCTGGAGCAGAGAACGAATCTGAGCGGTGAAGCCAGCACGGGACTTGTCCGCAAGAACGGCTCTGACTGCTTCCAGCGTCAACACCGGCTCGGTAGGCGCAGCTTCTGGCTCTGGTTCACCACCGCTGAACTGCTCCGCCAGCCAGTTAGCCGCGTCGCTGATAGCAGCAGCACACTTGCGCAGTTCTTCGATAGTCGCGGACATCTCGCTCATTTTGCTCATCTGTTTTTCCTCCTTCCGTGGCTTTACTCTGGGCTGCGAGGATAGAGAGATTTCTCGCCAGCCGTTTGGACACGACGCTGATCGCAAGCAAAGTGTCAATCAGTTCCTCGTCGGTGTCGGTCATTTGTCTCTTGTCGTTCATTCGGGCTTCCTCCAATCTGGGGACGTTTCGTTTTTCCCTGTCCTCACTACCCACTGGAAAAAAAGAAGCCCATCGTACAAAAAAACAGAAAAATAATTTTGCCCTCCAGCAGATTTCTTTGAAGGAGGGCAAAACCGTGTGATTACATGAGACCTAAGATGCGTTTGCGGAGCCGGTCAAGCACCTGCTTTTCGCGGTAGACCGCTTTGGACTTATACCAGTCACCACCGAATTCACGCTGGAGGGTATCGGCGATTTCCATTTTTGAGCTGCCCTCCATAATGAGCTCGCAGATGCGTTTGCTTTCGGGGTCTTGCTCTGCCAGCTCGTCAAGGAGCCGTTCGAGCAGAAGCCTGTCCACAAGGACGTCGGCAAAGCTGCCGTCCGGGTCCTCAAGAGTATCCAAAAGGCAGAACTCCTCACCAGTTGCGTTTTCCATCGGCGCATCGAGCGAGACGGTGTTACCAGCGGCGTGATATTCGCACATGGCGCAGTCGCCGTCGCATATCCAGAGTTTGGACTTGGGACATACGCACTGACCGTTCTTATGAGCTTCCTTCTGTAAGCGCCAGATGGGGCGGTAGTATTCGCTATAAACTTCTTCAGTTACCGGTACCCACTGTTTGGTGTTGCGGATGTAGATTTTTCGTTGATTGTCTTGGTTTTGCATTAGGTTTTCTCCTTCCGGCGTTTAAGCCGAAGCGGAGATAACCCACATAACTGCCAGTTCTAAATTTCATAGATGGTCACCTCATACGGATTTCTCCGCTTCACATCGGTGACCAGCCGTTCGCAGCTGGCACTCTATTTTTTTTCTCGCCGTCACAACGACTACGAACGCATCTCCGTGGCCACAAAGATGAGCCGTTGATCAGACAGACCTTTTTACGTCTTGTCCGGGACGATCGTGCTAGTTGTCGTTTGCGATGAGTTCTAATTCCCCGAATACCTCGCTGAAATAACAGGAACTGAGGTCGTACAGCCCTTGGGCGTCGTAGCGCCGGAAGACCGAATCGACCACTTCATTTCCGTACTGCTCGGCAACTGTTGCCGTGGCATTCTCGATGTTGATTAGCCACATTTCTTTCTCAGGTTTTGTCATGTAATCACCGTTTTTCTTTGGAGTCGCTTCCGGCAAAGCCTCGTCAGGAAGCGGAAACGCTGTTGTACAAGCACTCGCGATTGCTTGGTACACATTTATTCTAATCTGAAAGGCGTTTGGTCTACAGAGATAGGACTGGGTTATAACTCGGTTGTGGCTGGCACAAACCAGCAAGTCAGCATTAATAAAGTTCCGCTGGAGATTTCTCCATTTGATATTGAAATTTGCTGATATTTGTGATATAATAAATATGTTTTGGTGTATCATGACGTCGTTATGGATCACGCAAGGAGGAAGAGCATGGTCTTCAGCTACAACAAATTATGGAAATTACTGATTGATAAACAGATGATGAGAAAAGACTTGATGAGCATGACATCTATTACGTCGACAACAATGGCAAAGATGACTAAGGGCTTACCGGTAAGCATGGATGTGCTTGGACGAATCTGCGATGCTTTACATGTCAATATAGGAGACATCGTGGATTATGTAGGCAAGCCACAGAACGACTAATTTGGTTTTGAAGGAGGCGCATAGAGTGAAAGTGCTTTGTTACGGGTCGTTTTTGACCGTACTGGTATATAATCAAGCGCATAGTTCTACTCAAAAGAAGCTGTGTGGTACTATGCTGCTGTCCCTCGACCCGAATGACGACAGAAGAGATGATGACGGATTTGCATCAGCATTAGCACGCGGCAAATCAAATCTTCCAGATGCTGCCCTTGATGCAGTCCCGGATGCTGACCCCAAGAAGATTACGGAGTATTTCAAGACAAGAGTCCTCCCCCTGCTTGACGCCAACAAAAAAGCCGCTGTAGTAGCGGCTCTAAAAGACATTATTTCTTCAGACGAGAATATACTTGGCGATACCGTTATTGAGACAGTTAATGGCATCAAGAAAAACGATCTTCCTCAAAGGCAGCATTTTGTATATGAAGAATTCCTTGCGGGCGTTTTCCTTTATACCTGTATCACGCCGAAAAACGCTGGAAACATGCAGAACGTTAAAGAGCTCACGGATGAGTATCTTTCTTCGTTTGATGCAGAAGCTGCCGATATAATTTTTGTGCCAGACCACAACGAACTGGATGCCGCCTTCGCAGAGGAAATAGCGGTTGATGCGCATCAAGTTGCTTTGCTAACTGAAGTCGGTGGCAAGTGTACAGTTTGCGGAAGAGCACTGGCAACAAGCATTGATTCAGCCGACACTGATTACAGTCAGATAGTAAACATTGATGGCGAAGAAGTTATCCTGTGTGTCGACTGCGCAAGAAAAGTGAATAGCTACTCGGAATCTCAAAAAGCCGATTTGCTATCACAAAAGGAAGAAATGACGATAAAAACAGCCGTTGTTGATGCTGTCGCTCGTAATGAAATTGAGCGGCAAATCGAAGCAGCCTTGCGCGAAATCGACCAACTTGACGAGACTCCTGAAACAAAGCTCAAAACAGACCCCGCTCCAGTTGAAAAGAAGATAAAAGGAAAACGCCTCAGAAGAGACGTTTTAAATGATGTACTGCCCCTTTTCGATGGTGTCAATGAAATACTGGACAGGCTTTCTGCTGAAGGAGTCTTCAATATAGATAAGCTGGAAAAGAATATTCGAAGGATGTCCGAAGATGCGCTTACTGACCAATTGTCTCAGGACACAATATTCGATGTTCTTGTTGAAACGCTATTTAATAAAACAGGGCGAAGGCATCGAGCTGCCTGCAGAATAGTTATGTCGTATTTCGTCCAAAGCTGTGAAGTATTCGAGGTGCCCAATGAGACTACCAAATAAAGTAACACCGTACTCGAAAAGCGTAATAGCGTGGTTTCCATCTATCCTGAGCAGCCTTGAAGAAAAAGCAATGTTGCCGCAAGATTTGATGGAAGTGCTGGTTACAGAACAGGCCAACATGGGGGATTTTCTCGATGCGCTTGACTGCCTATACGCACTTAACAAAATAGAATTAACTGATGAAGGGAGGCTGCTACGGTATGTTGACGCAAATCCGATGTGA